CACAAGTGGTACATAATGAACGAAAACAGAAAAAATGGCAAACGAGATTTATAATACATCGTGGTGGGGTAACGCCCTAGATACTGCACGTACGGCAGGTACTAATCCAGATTTCTTTGGTAGTCAGATGAAACTGCTTACAAATGAACAAGATAATTTAGTTACTAATGGAGATTTTAGTAATGGATATGTAGGATGGGGTTTATCTGGAAATCCCTCAAATTACTCGGTAGAAGTAGTAGACCACGATGGTAAAACAAATGCATTACATTTTACTACACCTGATAACAATAGTGGTGTTAATCAAATTATTCTACAATCAAACAAGCAATATTTAGTAAAGTTTGACTTAAAAGTAATAAGTGGGAATGTTTATGTAGGAAAGTCTAGCAATAAAGTTACTGGAGGTCTACTAAACCCTTCGGAATGGACTACTTATGAAGAATATTGGACATCTAGTGATGATTATTTTAGGGTTTATAGTTCTGGTAGTGCAGAATTTTATTTAGACAACGTATCAGTACAAGTAGTAAGATGCGACTACGATGGAGTAAGTGGAGAGTTAGTACAAAACGGATCGTTTAATCAAATCGGATCTGAGGAAGTAAGCAACGGAGATTTTTCACAAATAGGAAACGAACAAGTAAGTAATGGCGATTTCTCTCAAGTAGGGAGCGAGTCTTTATTAAACGCAAATTTTGAAAGTAGTTCTGGTTGGAATTTATCTAACGATAGTTCTATACTAAACGGAGAATTGTACGCAGATACAGGTGGACTTATTTATCAGTCTGGTCGTCTTACAAATGGGAAATGGTATAAAGTAGAGGTAAATGTCACTTCTGTCGAACAAGATGGGTTTAATGTATACGCTAATGGAACACAAAGTTCGTTTATTAATACAGCAGGAATACATATATTGTATATACAAGCAGGTACGTCAAATGGTTTAGTAGGATTTAATCCAGTAAGTCATTTTATAGGTGTTATTCGTAGTTTTTCTTTTAAAGAAGTTGGACAAGATTGGGATAATATTAATCTTGCAAATGGTTGGAGTATTGGTAATAATACATTAAATTTTACAAACGCTAGTAGTTATGTATTTCAGAATGTAGGAACAGTACAAAATAAACATTATAAAGTTGTTTTAGATTTAGAATTAACCTCTGGAACTTTAATAGTAAAGTCGTTTAACTCTCAAGATATATTTGTTGTTAACACAACAGGCAGACAAACCTTAACAGGATATTTTAAGGAAGTTGATTCAAACCAAAATTTCGGTTTTGTACCTAGTGGCAGTAATGTAACAGGTAAAATACATAGTGTATCCATAAAAGAAGTCGGTCAAGATTGGTCGTTTGGAACTGGTTGGAATATGGGAGATGGTAAAGCAGTTAGTAATTCATCTGTTGCGTTTCAATCTTTAACACAAACAAGCACTATTAGTGGATCAAACGGAAAATTTTTTAAATGTAATTTCACAATATCAGATTATCAAGCAGGAAGAGTTGCTTTATATATTTCTGGATTTATAAACAATTCGGCTTTTGTTGAGGGCAATGGAGATTATGAATTCTATATTAATGTAAATCAAGGATCAAGCGGAAACGTTGAGTTTCTTACCCATAGTAATGGTTTTACAGGTAGTATTGATAATGTAACAATCAAAGAAGTAGGACAGCATTGGAAAACAAAATCTGGAGCAATTGTATCAGTTGATAGTACTGGATTAGTATTTGATAACAGTACAGGAAATAATTCTGGTGGTGTATTTCAAAACTTAGGATTATCTGATAACTTAAGTTATAGAATGACTGCTACAATTCAATTATTAACTGCTACTCAAAATGGTACTTTTACTGTATTTAGTTCAACAGCATCTGGTACTGGTCAAAGTCTTATTTATCAAGGTGGTGTTTTAGTACGTGAGGGTAATGCGGTAACAGAAACTTTTGATTTTAGTCCTGCAACTGGCGATGTTAGTATTCAATTTAGTTGTGATAGAACAAACGCAATTTATAAAGTATCAAACATATCAGTAGTATCATTAGAAGATCACGTAGAAGCAAAGAAATGTTTAGCAGATTGGATACACCGAACTGCATTAGAAGATTTAAAATATTAATAAAATGGCAAAACCAAAATTAGCATTAGTACCTAGTACAATCGGAACGAAAGTTTACTCTGTATTGCCAAGTGATGGCGACGGAGATTTCACTTTTACAAGGGCGACTAAGGCAACTAGAATAAATTCACTAGGACTAATAGAAGAAGTGCTAGAAACACGTAACCGACTTAACTATTCGTTGTTAGACGGAAAAGTACAAGAATGTCCACACTTACTGTTAGAACCTGTTGCTACAAACTTAGAAAAGTATAGTGAGTTTTTTGATTATAGTCATTGGACAAAATTAAATATAAATGTAACAACTAGTTTTATTGCACCAGACGGAACATTAGGTGCAGATAAGTTAACGGAAAATACTACTACTGGAACACACGCTTTTTATGCTACTGGTTTTGCAATTTCAAACTCACAAAGTTATACGGCTTCAATATTTGTAAAATACGATGGTAGGCAATGGGTTCATTTATGGTTTCAATATGGTAGCACTAGTAAAAGAGCATTTTTTGATGTTAAAAATGGAGTAAAAGGTTCTGTAGAAAGTGGTGTTACAAGTAAAATAGAAAACTATGGTAATGGTTGGTATCGTATCTCTGCAACGGCAACATCGGACGGAACAACTGGACGCTTTAGGTTTTATTTAGCAGAACACGATGGAGATACTAATGGTTATGCAGGAGATGGATCTAGTGGTGTTTACGTTTGGGGAGCGATGGCAGAAAAAAATTCTTTTGCTACTAGTTATATTCCAACGACTACAGGACAAGTAACCAGAAATGCGGAAACGGCAGTAGGATCTGGACGTGCATCTACGTTTAACGATTCAGAAGGTATTTTAATGACAGAAATTAGTGCTTTGGCTGATGATGGTACTAACAGACAGTCTGCTTTAAGTGATAATAGTTCATCAGATAGAGTTATGATAAATTTACACGCAACGTCAAATCAAATACAAGGTTATATTACAAATAACGTTGGCGAACAAGCAGATATGAGGACTACTGTTGTAGACACAACTTTGTCAAATAAAATTGTAGTTAAATATAAATTAAATGATTGTGCGCTTTGGGTAAATGGATTTGAGTTAGCAACAGACACTAGTGCTACAATGCTAAGTGGATTACAGGTGTTTGATTATGATAATTATGGAGGTTCACTTCCTTTTTATGCAAGAGTAAAACAATTACAATATTTTGACTCAGTATTAAGCGACGCACAATTAGAAGAATTAACGTCTTGGGTATCATTTAGAGAAATGGCAAACGGACAAGGATATATAATCGAATAATATGGCACATAAAATAAAATTTGGAAACGGAGTATGGGCGAATCAAAAAGGATCGTCACTAGCATACAATGACGAAAATAATAACTATAAACCACTTCCGTTCAAAGTTACACGTGCATCAATAGGCACTAGGGTAAATAAGCAAGGACTTGTTAAGGTAGTAGGACACGATCAATTACGTATTGACTATACCGATAGCGATAATGGTGTAGCGTTGTTAGAACCTGCTAGTACTAATAAAATTACTTATTCAGAAAATATTAATCATAGTAGTTGGGTAAAGACAGGTACAGGAACAGCATCTGCGCCAAGTATAACATCTAATTATTCTATTTCTCCAGATGGAACACAAAACGCAGACAGAGTTATTTTTAATTTAAACGGAGGTACTGCTAATGGAGATATTTCTCAAGTTTCTGTAACTATTGGTTCAGTATCAAGTGCAACTTATACTAATTCAGTTTATATAAAATCAAATACTGCAAATAATTATGATATAGTTGTTACAGATCCAAGTGGTGGTTACGTTGTTAAAACTATTACTCCACAATGGCAAAGATTTGATAATACAAGAACAAGCGTAACTAATTTAAGTATTAGAATTAGGTTGAGAGGAGATGAAGGAACATCTGATTTTGCTGATGTTTCTATTTGGGGGGTGCAAGTAGAAGAGCAATTATACGCTACATCTTACATACCTACAAGCGGATCAGCCGTTACACGTCAAGGAGATCTAGTAAATGGTTCTGGTAATAGTAAAGTTATAAATGATAGTGAGGGAGTATTGTTTGCTAATATATCTGCACTTGCAGATGATTTTGCCAATTATAGATTTATAAGTCTTTATGATGGAACGTATAACAATTTTTGTGATATATATTATGGCGATGCAAGTAACAGAATTTCTGTTCGTTTTAGAAGTGGTGGTGGAAGTGTTATCAATATGTTTTCCGCAGTTTCTGATGTTAAGTTATTTAGTAAAGTCGCTATAAGTTGGAAATTAAATGAGTTTAAGTTTTTTATTAATGGTGTTAGAGTAGGATTAAATACAAGTGGTGCATCACCTACTGGTTTAAATAAATTAGATTTTAATCAAGTGAGTAATAGCAATCCATTCTACGGAAACACAAAAGAACTTGGCTACTACGATGCGGTATTAACCGACTCAGAACTAGAATACCTAACTTCGTACAGAACGTGGGAGTCTATGGTAAATGAAATGAACTTAAATATTATATATAATGGCTAACACACTAAAATTTGGTGCAGGTAAATGGGCGACAAGCAACGGAACTGCATTAGCATATAACGATGAAAATAACAACTTTAAACCTCTGTCAATTCATTTCACTAGAGCAAGTAAAGCAACAGTTGTAAATCAATCTGGACTAATTGAAGAGGTAAGTGCAAATGATCCCAGAATAGACTTTTTAGGAAACACTAAAGGTTCTATATTGTTAGAGCCACAGAGGACTAATTCGGTTACTTATAGTGAGGATTTTAGTCATAGCAATTATTATAAAACTAATTCAACTGTTACAAGTGGTTTTCTTGCACCAGACGGAACTAACAATGCAACTAAATTAGTTACAAGTGCTGTAAATGCCCAAATTTTGTTTAGTGCAGGAAGTGGTAATACAAACACTAAAGCCGTATCTGTTTTTGCAAAAGCAAACACCTCAACATCTAAATTCAAAATTATTGAGCAATATTATAGTGGACATCAAACGCTTTTTGATTTAAACTTAGGTGTAGTAGAATTTAATAATTCAGCAGGTTCTAAAATAGAAGATTATGGTAATGGTTGGTATAAATGTACTCATATTCAAAGTTACACGTCTGGCCAAAATAATTCTACTTTTGCTTTTCGAACCAACACAGCAGAAAGTTTATTTATATGGGGAGCGCAATTAGAAGTTGGAGCATACCCAACATCGTATATTCCTACATCTGGAAGTGCTGTAACAAGGGTGGTTGATTTTTCAAGCAGTTCTGACAAATTGCCTATAGATATATCTATAGGTGCTAATGAAGATTTTTCAATTTATTATGAATGTTCTTTATTAAGTGTAGCAGGTAACAATAATATGTTGTTAGGTGGCGGTGTAGCTGGTAGTGATATAACTAGTAAATCTTATTTATGGGTTATAGGATCTACTACTATTCGTATAACAGGTACTGAAGAGGTTGTAATGGCTACTGGTCTTACTACATTTGAAGCAAACACTAATTATAAAATACTATTAAAAAGAAATGGTAATGTTATAGATTTCTTTGTTAATGGTGTTAAGTTAAATACTACACAAGGAACTCCAAATACTAGTTTTACAATCCGTTCTTTAGGTTGGTCTTATAACAATGGTGTTTATAAAACAAGTGGAAAAATTAAAGGTATAACGACATACAACACCGCATTAACAGACGCACAAGCAATAGCATTAACAACAAATTAAATTAAATAAAATGAGAATAGGTAAATACGCATTTGATTCGCAAGAACAAGCAGAAACTAAAATTAAAGGACTCGGTGTAGAAACTGACGAACAAGGTAACGAGTATGCTACGCATAATCACGCTCTAGTTCAATTAGGACATATTGTTCTAGAACAAGGAGAGTATGATGAAGATGGCGAAGAAACTAAAGCACCTGTATTATCAGACAAATGGCACGTAGATGCTCTTTGGCAACACACTTATGAAACTACTGGAGAGGGCGAGGACGCAGTTACTGAATTAGTAGAGCCAGAACACCCTTATGGTTGGAAATCATACGCTGTAGCATTAAGCGGAAATGGTGTACATAGTTTCTATGGTTTGGACTATGCAAAATTAGGTTTGGATTACGAAGAGGTAGAAGATTGAGATCTATAAGTAAAATAATAATTCATTGTACAGCTACTCAAGAGGGCAAAGAAATTTCTGTAGATACTATTAGAAAGTGGCACTTGAAAAGAGGTTGGAGGGACATTGGCTATCATTTCGTTATTAGTCTAAACGGAGAAGTGCAAGAAGGTAGACCAATTGAACAAACTGGCGCACATACTAAAGGTCATAATTTTGATAGCATTGGTATATCTTACGTAGGTGGAGTTGAAGCAGAAAGAGGTAAGAACGGAAAGTGGATTGCAAAAGATACACGAACAGAAGCACAAAAGGATTCGTTACAAGACTTGTTGTGTCAATTAAAAGGTTTGTATCCTAAGTCAGTTGTATATGGGCATAATAATTTTAGCAGTAAAGCGTGTCCTTGTTTTGATGCTAAAGAAGAGTATAAATTTATAAGTGAATCATAATGGAAGATAGTTTTGAGGATTTTGTGGATATGTTGACAGATTGTGAACAGCCAGAAACCTGTAACATCGATAACCCAGACGACTGCGAAGCGTGTGGATCTTAAATCAAGTAAATGGAAAATTGGGAGTTTAGTATAATCAATAGAATACCTAGTGGACTTATCTTAGGGTGGAGTTTTTATGTACCAGAAGGTGGAGAGTTCAATTATTACGAATTTGATTTATATTTACTATTCGTACAATTTCAATTGCGTTGGGAATGAAAAAAATAGTTGAGTGGTTTGGTGGTAGTGTAATAAAGGATCTGTTAGGAGGATTAGACAATTTATTTACGTCTAAGGAAGAAAAGATAAAAGCAGAGAACGTTATTAAGCAGATTCTAATTGAAAAAGAATTGGAACTACAGAAAATGCAAACCGATATTATAATCGCAGAAGCAAAGGGTAACTGGCTACAGAGATCTTGGCGTCCTATCTTAATGTTGGCGTTTGGATTCATTGTGATATATGTTAAATTTATAGCACCTTTATTTGACTTACGTATACCAGAGTTAGAAAATGAGTTTTGGAATTTATTGCAGTTAGGTATAGGCGGTTATGTGATCGGACGTACTGGCGAAAAAATGATGAAAGACTACGTCCAAAAAAAATAATTCATTTTATATTTGGTCAATCCAATTATTAACAGTATTTTTTATGATTATACTATAGTATAGTATACTATTGTATGTATATACTAGATATATATATACTATATACTAGATATACTATTGTATATGTTTTTATATCTAAAAGCATTTTAAGGGTTTCTAACGCACTAAAAATTTACTTATATACAAATACACTAAATAAACATTATGTACAGGGAAAAAGCGGATAAAATAGCAAATTACAAGTCTTATAGCAACAGAAAAAAGATAGACGCATTGTTAGAACTGAACGCTACGATCTATACAAATTTAGGAACTGATTCTACAAAGCAGGAACGATACACAGCTGAGGTATCTAGTAGACATATTTACAAGCATATTAAAAAAATAGACGAGTCATTCGGTAGTTTACTTTTAAGGGGAGAATAAATGCCAAGAAAACCTACACGTAAAGGACTTGTTAAAAAACTAGATACGATATTTAGTCACTACATACGAATGCGAAATGCAAATGCAAACGGCTACGTAGAGTGTGTAACGTGTGGTAAGCAGGATCACTGGAAGAGTATGGATTGCGGACATTTTATGTCACGTAAACACCTAAGCACCAGATGGCACGAAGATAATTGTCAAGTTCAGTGTAAAGCGTGTAATGTGTTTAGATACGGAGAACAATACAAGTATAGTATATGGTTAGGACAGGAAAAGGCAGAAGAACTCCATCAATTAAGTAGAGAAACGCTCAAGTTGTATGATTACGATTTGATAGATTTAATAAATATTTACAAAGAAAAGGTAGAAGTTCTAAAAAAAGGTTTAAATTAGCGGTAAGACTTTGTTACATAATCACAAGTAACTTGTTTTTTTGTTTATGAGAGAAGGGGGGTAACTTATAGTTGCTCTCTTTTTTTTTTGGTATATGTTTTTTTTATTAACATTTTATTAGTACCTTACCTGCAAATTAATTTATAAACAAAATTCAAAAACTATGAGTGATTACTTACGAGCAAGGATCGATGCTCTTCAAAATGAGGTCAAACGATTAAACAACAAAGTAGAATTTCTGGAAGCACAATTGGAAGTTGCTAAAGAAGTAACCTTTAATAATTACAATAAGGTATGAGAGATATAGTAGTTAAGGTAACTCCAGATGGGGATTACAACGGAACACCTAAGTTCAAGGTTGTATTACAAAAAAATGGTATGTTTACTTTTTTCGGTAAATTTACTGCTAACGTAGGATCAGAGATTGAATACAATGTTAGTAATCCTAAATACAAAACAGCTAAGTTAGTATCTGTAGGCGGTGGATCACAAGCACCAAGCAAACCTAAATATGATACTGGGCAATCAATATTACGTCAAGTGGCGTTTAAGGGTGTTATTGAATTAATATCCGCAGGTAAGATCGACCTATTAGAAACAGAACATTATACAAATGAATTTCATAATCTTTTAAATAAATAACAATGAGTCAAACAGAGTTCGTAAACAGCATTATACCTAAGACAAGTGATCTAGGTTTTGTAGTATGTAAATTATCAATCAAAGTAGAAGAGTTACAGGCATTCCTAAAAACTAAGGAAGAGTTTGCTAGAGGTAACAATGGTTTTATTACAGTAGATATATTGAAGAGTAAAAATGATCCTTCAAAAATTTATAGTAAGTTTAGCGACTGGAAACCTAAAACACAACAAGTGACAGGGGGACAGCATCAGCCAGACAGGGGTTTAGATGATATGCCGTTCTAATATACAGGGGGACTTTTGTCCCCTTTTTTTTTGATTCATAAACAAACAAACAAATGATTATAAACACTGAAACGACCTTCAACTATTTAAAGGACATACGATCTGGCAATATAAAGGAAGGTTTCAAATTAGATATTAATGGAATAGATCAGTACATAAGGTTTAAGAGAGGTAACTTCAATGTAGTATTGGGACACGCTAACGTAGGTAAAACTACAGTGATCCTTTATTTGATGTTATGCTACGCTAAGAAACACAATATTAAGTGGTTAGTGTATAGTAGTGAAAACGAACCTCATAGTATTGTTAGAAAACTAGTAGAATTTTTAGAACAGAAACCAATAAACAAAATTGACGATGAAACTTTTAAAAAGCACTTTGATTATATTACTGAAAGGTTTAAAATTATTAGTAATGATACCTTGCACACCTATCGTACTCTTCTTGAGTTTGCTAGAGCGTACAATAAGGAATTTAAGTTCGAAGGGTTATTAATAGATCCGTACAATTCATTAACTAAGGACGATGAAATGATGAGTAAGTTAGGGGGACACGAGTATGATTATTTAGCCACTACTGAGATGCGTATGTTTTGCAAGAAACACAATATCAGTATCTGGTTAAACACTCACGCAAATACTGCGGCACTCAGATGGAAGCACCCTGTAGGACACGAATACGTAGGACACCCTATTCCTCCATTAGCTAGTGATGTTGAAGGAGGTGGTAAGTTTGTAAATAGAGCAGATGACTTTATTGTAATACACCGATACGTACAACACCCTACGGATTGGACTCAGTCACATATACACGTTAGAAAAATTAAGGAAGTAGAAACTGGTGGTAGACCTACTCCGATAGATGATCCTATTAAAATGCGATCCATTGTAAATAACGTAGGTTTCACTATTGATGGGACTCATATACTACCGACAGAATTAAAAGATCCTAAAAACGTACCATTCTGACATAAACAATGATAAACATACTTGAAAAGTTAGCTGAAAAACATAAAGACTGGGTACGCATAGTCCAGTCGTTCGGCTGTGATCTTATGACAAGTGAGGATCTTGTACAGGATATGTATATCAAAATACACGAATGGTCTAAAAAGAACAACAGGTCTATTCTGTATAACGAAGAAGAAGTAAACTACTATTTTATTTACAAAGCATTACGTAGTATATGGCTAAACCATATTAACTATAGTAAACGCTATTCTGACAATGAGTTAATAGAAAACCTCAACTTGTCTACAGAAGGACTAGACGACAAGCAAAAAACTATAGAATCTATTGAAGAGAAATTAGGTCAGCTGTATTGGTATGATCGTAAAATCTTCGAACTCGTATACAAAGATGGAATTAGTATGTTACAGATCAGTTATAAAACTGGTATAGACTATTGTAGTATAAAGCGAACTATTAAAAAAGTAAAAAAAATTTTAAAATGAACCACGCATTTGAAAACGAAATATTTCACGCATTTAGAGAACGTGAAAGAAAAATCAAGGAAGCCATAACTTTTTTGAAAAAAAACGAATATGTAATCTATAAAAAAACTAAAGTATGAAACTAGGAGATTTAGTGTATTACTTCACAAAGTATACAGGTATTAGGTGGATCTGGAAAAAGATTAATCCAAATTGTCAGTGCGACAAACGAAGAGAAGAGTGGAATCAAATAGAAATAAAGAGATGGAAGAACTAGACAAAAAAGATTGGGAACAGTTTAGGGCAAAAAATTCAGATCGTGTTAGTAGAGTAGAAGTTGAA